ACTTTAAAGAGTTGCATATGGCCTGGATGAAGAATATCAAATGTTCCATTAACAAATACTGTTTTAGTCATAGATAACCTCTTTAAGTGGTACTGCTCTGTCTATAAATCCTCTCAAATCTTTAAAATACTTATCAACATTATATGATAATAAGTATTCTTCTTCTTGTATCTTACAGAAATAATCTTTAACTGCAAGACAATCTGGATTATGTTGAGCAGCTAATACTGCAAAATTATGACCACCAAATATACCATTCTTAACAACCTGTCTTGTAACTCTATCTGGATCTGCCATGTCTTCTTCAAATAGTATTTGAAGATCGGACTTTGTATGTTTCTCCCTTACATATCTCCAGAATGGAGTATCTCTCTGACTATATGCATAATGCATATTAACAATATCAACTGCATTATTATAATGACCTCTCATCCTACTATTGAATCCTATTCTTTCATCTTCTTCCCAACAACTTCCCTTTATACATTCTTCTAAAAATTCAATACCCCTACAGATTAAAGCTATACCAGTACTTTCTAATGGTTCAATAAAACCACTACTTAATCCAATAGAAACAACATTACCCTTCCAAGGATCATGGGACATAACTGGATCCCATTTTAAAACTTTTAATTCATCTTTAGATATTCTACCTTCCCAAAAATTACAGAAATTATCTTTTGCTTCTTCTATGGGAGTTATATCTCTATTAAAGACATGTCCTGATCCCATTCTAGTTGTAATTGGTGTAATCCAAACCCATCCATTATCTATTGCACATGCATGTGTATATGGATGCATCTCAGTTTCTTTGTCCTGATATTCTATCCTTCCAGCAACAGCAGTATTAGTAAATAACCTATCACTGAGATCTACATCATGCTTCTTATCCTTAGATAATAATTTAGCAAATCCAGTACAATCAATAAAAAGATCTGATTTAATTTCTCTTCCATCTTTTAGAACTAGATGATCAATATCATCTCCGTCCCATACCACATCTACAACATCACTCTCTATATGATTAACCTTATCTTTAGTTTCTTTCTTACAGAATATGGGTAACTTTGATGCATCAATATGATCTGCATAAACATCAATCTTTTCTTCTTCAACCCTATTACTCATTGCAGAATTGTAACAAGCTAATGTCTGTATTAACTCAAACTTATCTCTATACTTACTCCACACATCCCATAAAGGAGCTACCTTATAACATTCTTTTGCAATCTTATTATATGTTATATCAGTAAATCCAAAAGGATGCCAAATATTATCATCTGGAGCACCATCAGTCCATCCAGAAAAAAGAATACCACCTTTATAAATTGCATTTAATTCTGGCATCCAATAATCTCTAGAGAATCCCATATTCTCCATGAAGTTAGCAAACTGTAATATAGTAGCTTCTCCAACTCCAATTGGGTTTGGTATTTCTTTATCAATTATTGTAATATCTAAAGTGTCAGAATATGGCATTGCTGGACCACATTGATGAACACTAATCCTTCTAGCAAAATAACATGCAGTCAACCACCCAGCAGTACCACCACCAACAATTGTTATATTTTGTACTTTTTTAAATCTCTGCATTATACTCTACGTTTATTATATGATCCTCTAAAATCATTTAGATTATTCATAACATTATTCAAATCTTTTTTCTTTAAAAATGAATCAATAAAATCTTGATGTTTTACGATAGACTTTCCAAATTGTTGTTTTCTCATACTCTTATCCCATCTTAACATTTGAGGAAATATTTCTTTGGGTTTCTTATCTATCATATATGTTTTGGGTGCAAATTCATATCCCAACATAATCATCCAATGTATCCAATTCGTTCCACCAAAGAAACAATCCTTACCACCAAGAATAGATTTCCTATCAGATTTCATATTATCAGCATAAAACTCTAGAGCTTGAGATGGAGTAAAAGTTTCTCTTACATATCTCCAGAATGGAGTATCTTTAGTTGATTTTGAATAATGCATACTAACAAAATCAGAACAAACTTCAAAACATTGTCTCATCCAAGTATTGAAAAATTCAACATCAAAATCTCTATAATATCCAGATTCTAATAATTTACAAACCTTTCCTATACCTTCACATATCAAAGCAATTCCAGTACTCTCAAGTGGTTCTATAAAACCAGCACTCAATCCTATAGAAATTACATTACCTTTCCATTGGTTTCTATCATAATATGGAGACCAATTATTAATCCTTAACTGATCTGGAGTACATCTTCCATCCCAGAACTTACAAAAATATTCTTTTGCTTCATCTATAGAAGTTATATCTTTATTAAAAACTAAACCACTTCCTATTCTTGACTGTAAAGGGGTATTCCATACCCACCCATGATCTACGGCAGTAGCTGTAGTATATGGTTTTAACTCTTCTTCCTTATTCTCATAAGGAATGTGAGCAGAAATAGCAGTATTGGTAAATAATCTATCAGATAAATCTACAGTATCTCTAACATCCTTAAGGATACTTGCATATCCAGTACAATCTATAAACAGATCTCCCTCTACAATATCACCACCTTCTACAATTATAGATTCAATACCCCTATCACTATGTTGTGCAATACCAACTACTTCCTTTTCTATAAAATTAATAGATCCTTTTAATTGATCACGAAGCCAATTTACTAATTTAATACAATCAATATGTAATGCATATCCACCTTTCAATTGTTCCTTATCAACATTATTCTCCATAGTAGCTCCATACAAAGTCATTAAAGACTCAAACTGGAATTCTTTTGCCAAAGACCAACCATCTATTAAAGGATTTGCTGGCCAATCTTTAGAAGGAAAATCTAAAAAATAAAAAGGATGCCATGGTGCATTACCATCATATCCCCAATCTGGATATAATATACCAGCCTTTAAAGTGGTATCAAATTCCTTTAAACAACTACGAATATCAAATCCACATTCATCCTCTAAGAATTGTTCAAAACTTAAAAGAGTAGCTTCACCAACAGCAACAGGAGTTGATACTTCTTTATCAATTAAAGTTAAATCTGCAAATGGAAGTTTATGTCGCATTGCTGCCGCACATAACCATCCAGAAGTTCCACCGCCAACTATAACAATTTTCATTTTAAATCACCGTAATACATGTATTTTGCTAGACCAATAGCAGTACCAGCGTCTGTACTAACAGGTTCGACATATAGTTTAACATCTTTTGGAAGATGTTTCAAGTATTCATAATTTGCAACACAGTTCAAAGCACATCCGCCAGTCAAAACGATATTTTTATGATCACACTTAAGAATAAAATCAATCATCCATTTTTCAAAATCTTTCTGTAACCTATAACATAAGTTTCTTATTCTCTGATCATCCACACTTCTATTTTTTGGAAGATAATTATACGGAACAAAGTTAGCACCTAGATTAGTTCTTTTGAATAATTTAGGATTAACTTCACCATCTATGACAAAAGGTTCTATCTTAGAATCTTCTTTGCCGTAAGAAGCAAGACCCATAACTTTTCCTGATCCTAAAGATCCAAATCCAAGATATTCTGATATAGAAGCATACATCATACCTACACCCATATGCACTTGTTTCTCTAGTATGTGTATATTAACTGGTTTTGATACTCTAAATCTAGTAGCCACTTCACCACCATTACCCATACCGTCTACTACAACTACATCCGCTTCATCAAACTCTGAATTATAGAATCCGCACATTGCATGAAGTACATGATGTTCTTTATAGAGATCAACTACAACATTTGATTTTTTATTGAGTACAAGTTCAACAAATGCTGCTGTATCTTCTATATCATATCCAACATATTCCAATCCAGTAACTCCAGCATGTTCACCTTCAAAGTGTTCTATGATAGTTTTTACTGGCATATAATCGTGTTTCTTTCTACTGAGACGTTCTTCTTCTATAAACAAAGATGTTTCACCATTTATACAATGACAAAAAGAAGCATCATGACTCATATTGATGCCTACCGTCTCCATCAGTTCTTCACTTCGACCATAAGACCATACTCAGGGAGATAGAGGTATTCTATCGAACTGTTCGCCAACGTCCTTAGAGCGTCGTCTAGGGTCTCTACAAGGGGTTCTCCACCAAGGTTAAAGGATGTATTGAATATAATCGGACAATCTGTTTGATTATAATACTCCTTAATAATATCATAGTAGTTTTTATTGACATCTTCAGTAACAGTTTGAATCCTACATGTACCATCAACATGAATGATTGCAGGTATCCTTTCTTTAATACCATCCTTACAATTAACTGCATACATCATGAATGGAGTTTCATCCATACCACGAAGATCAAACCAATCATGTACATGTTCTTTTAAAATAGAACCTGCAAATGGTCTGAAGTATTCACGGTGCTTAACATTATTAACATGATCCTTACCATCTGGATCACGAGCATCATATAGAAGTGACCTATTACCCAATGCACGAGGACCCGCTTCTGATTTACCTTGGAATAATGCAACAATATTCTTATTGGTAATAAGTTCTACTGCATCTTTATGAGTAGCTTCAAATACTCGTGTTGCATTATATTTTTGAGATACCTCTAATATTTCATCATTGTTATATTCATATTGAGGTCCATAATATAAATCAGTAATCATGGGTTTAACCGTACTATCTTTTGTTAATCTATGATGTTGTAGATATGCAGCACCTATCGCAGTACCAGCATCATTACTTACTGGTTCTACAAACAAATTTATATTTTCATGTTCTAGTTCCTGAAGGAACCAATAATTTGCAACACAGTTCAATCCATATCCACCCGAAAGAACTACATTCTTCTCTCCAGTCATCTCAACTGCTTTAAGAATAAGATCCAAAACCATCTGTTGTGATTCTGTCTGAATGGCATATGCCATATCTCTACGGTTTTGTAATTTAGTTAGATCTTGACTCTCTTGTTCTGGTAGAGTAACTAATTCTGGATATCTACCCTGATTAACTAAAGCACCATTAGGATATGTTGGAACTATTACATCTCTATTGGTAGTTGCCCAAGGAGACATACCATCATAGTCAGTATAAATTTCTGGAAAATTATCATTGTCTTTTCCATAAGGGAACAAACCCATTGTCTTACCTGCTTCGATGGGTTGCCATCCACAGTATTGAGTCACTGCTTCATATGCTTTTACTATACCAGCAGAGTCATCCAATACCATAATATGTGTTCCTTCTTCCTCAAATTTGTCAGAAGGAAAATCTCTTACAAAAACAGATGGCCAAGGACCTCTACCACCTTGATGTTTGTATAGAGTTTTAAACTTATCAGGATATGCACAACTATAAATTGATTCCAATTCCCAAGTCATCTCATCTTGACCACCTATATGCATGGGAATAAATGTCCCTGCACCATCAACAATTACAGCAACTGCACTCTCAAAACCAGATCTATAAAATGCACAAGAAGCATGAAGTTTATGGTGAATATGAGCCATATCCACAACTTGTGGATGATTATAAAGATCGGCTGATCTACTAATCAATCCTAATTTACTTGCTAGTCCTGTATATACATCTTCTCCAGTGAAATCAACTTTACCTGCATCATCCAATGGTTGAGTATGTGCAATAACAAGATAATCTAACCTATTTGTATATTCTAATATCTTAACTAGAGAAGCATATGGGCCACCATCATATTTCTTTCTTGATAGTCTTTCCTCTTCTATAGCAAATACTAATTCACCATCCCGAAGAAGACAAACACCAGAGTTGTGACCTCTAGCAATTGCTGCAATCCACTGTGTCATTATTAAGCCTCACTCTTTTTCTCAATAGATAATGGTTTGTCAGCCTTTAAGAGACTGTTTATTTCTTGTTTGAATCCTTTATTAATCCTAGCTGGTTTTGCTGGTTTAGTTAAAGTGAAATTAGGTGTTGGAGATTCTGGTTTGATTCTACCTCCACCTTGATATGCAGATTGTGCTAAAGTGTTTCCATCTGGATATTGGGGAGCTTGACCTCCTTGTGGAATAGCTGGTTGATTAGGATTTTGAGTACCGCAAGATTGTTGCTGCTGTTGAACAGGAGTATATGTACCAGTAAATTTCTTTGATTTACCAAGTCTCTTTCTTGCAGAATCAACAACACTCTTAATCTGAGCTTTATCCATCTCCATTGCTTGGTCGTTAAACCTTTCAATGTGTTCTTCCTGACTAATTCTAATTGGAGAATATTTCCTTCTTCCCTCACCAATATCAATTATATCAAAGTCCTTATGGTTAGGATATGATATGTTAATTGGGAATGTAGAACCAACAACTACAGTTGCAGTTCCATCAAGAGCTCTTGCAATATGTTGTCCCATACTATCACATCCTATGAAGTGATCTGCAACATCTATTACAGCAGCCCAATGTCGCATATCTGCGATTTCTGGTCTTGCAATTTTATATTTTGACTTCTCTTCATTTTCCTCTACTGGAAATTGAATCTCACTCATCACAATAACTGCATAATCTTTCTTAAGTTGATTAATTATCTCAACGGTATTAACTAGAGACATACTCCTAGAACTACCATCTGCAACAAAATCTCCTAGTTGTTCAACTCCTCTTCCGAATGGTTGAATTACTACAGTTTTATCTAATCCAGTAACAGCTTTTACTTCTTGAACAACATTATAACCAGAAATAACCTCCATCTTAGAAAGGTTTATTGTCGGCTTTGGTAATTCTCTTGATTCATCTAAACCATTAATTAGAATATCATATGCCTGAGTAAGACTACACTTCTGATTATAATATTCCCATACCCTATATGGTTCTGGACTTACACAATCTCGATGTTTTATATGTTCTTCAAACAATCCTTTATGCCATGCATCATAACATCTACCATCTAAAGTTGGATGACCTTTAAAGAAGTCTGTACCGCCTTCAGCAATTATGATGAAATCTTCATCTGGATTTGACTCGACATACTTTTCAAATGCAGGGATGGAGCAAATAACTCTTCCAGCTCCCCCATTAATGAAAAAGGCTTTTGATCTCATTTTTTGTCACCTCAAAGAAAATTGAATAATGTTTTTCATGATTCCTATAGTATATAGACTACATAAAAAATACTTGTACTAGACGGGGATTTACCTTAAACATATCCCTATTAAGGATAGCTCCATGGCAATGGTCTGCTTCATATAATATCATTCTATTATACTTCATTTCAATTGTATATGCATCTTTTTCACTTGGTTCCCACATAGGAGTATCATCTTTAAATTCATAAAAATTTGTACCACCTTCACACTCCTCTGGTTTATTTAAAAATACCAAAGCAGCCCACTTATGTTTTTCGGCATCTTTATGATATGTTACTACTTTACCATTATAATTATCTTCTCTCTCAGCAAAATCTGACCCATATGTAAGGTTAGCTATGACTGGCATCTTCTCCCATATACGATCAGCTTCATTCTGATCATATACACCCTTACCAGATAATCTTAAATTCTTTTCCCAAGCTCCATGTCTGCATAATCTAGTAAAAGTTGATTTTAAATTACATTGCATCTCGAATGCTTTAGTATCAGTTTCATATACTCTCCTACCTATCATATCACCACATTTATCTTTATCATTAGTTGTCTCACATGATAAAAGATAATCTCTAACTTCATCTGGATTTCTATAAAAACCATCTACTTGAAAGATGGTTCTTTGTGTATATCCACAATCATGATATTTAAATTGATCATGTAATCGATGGAGTTTTTTTTGCTCCCATGGCCAATCTTGTGGCCAATCAGCTGCTTCAAACATAATAATACACTGACTTTGCATTAAAAAAGATGACCTTACGATCATCTTTAATAATTTATATAGGTTATTAATTAACCGCCTGGAGGCGCCCAAGGAGATGAACCATCAGCATTTGCTTCTGGATCTCTTCCAGGCTCTTGATATGATGGATCCTGTGGGAACATGTTCTGTGCAATATTAGGATGAACTCCAGCATCTAACATGGTCTTAGGGAAGTCTCTCAACTTCTGACGATAAGCTTTCCACTGATCAGACAGAGCAGTAGGCATATCAGATGCAACTGATCCATCACTTTGTTCTAAGTTTCTAGTACGCATGGATCTGATATTATCCCAAGTAAGATCAACATCAGCACCATTAAGTTTTTGCTTAACAGTAAAAGCAGAAATCTCTAATTGATTAGAACCATTCTTTTTAATAGATTCAAAATCGTAAATATCATCAGTCATCAAAGGTGTAGCATAAGATAGTCTTGGATACTCAGATCCAACATCAGGAGAACCTGCATGTACTACTTCTCCAGTACCTCTTTCTTCTTCCTTCTCATCAATTACGGGACCACGTAACTGACAAATTAATGTATTTGTATCGTTTGCAGCACAATCGACTTCAAACCACTCTACGACATCAGCAGGTCTTGGACGACCATCAGCGATATCGTCTTCTGTGAGAGGACCATACTTTTCTTTACCATCAGCACCTAGCTGTAGATAAATTTTGTCTGGACCGTCATATACTGCTGTTCTTTCCTTGTTGTCACTAAAACTGTGATCTACGAGGAAGTCATTGGGAAGCTTCAACTTCCATGTATGAGAAATAATTTTAGTTGCCATTTTTTTATTCGGATTTGTTCGGGTTTACTCCTTCGCCTTCTATTTATACATTTCCATAAAAAAAGGAGGGGTAGAAACCCCTCCGATCCATCTCGAACTGTATTTTATTTAGACGTAAGTTATCTTAACTAGACCAACACCACCTTGTCCTCCTTGACCACAGTGACCACTTCCACAGTAGGGACTTATAGCACCCTGTCCGCCATGACCATATGGTACAGTCCAACATCCACAACGAATCCAACAGTGTCTAATAGCAGAAACAACACCTAGGGTTCCAATGAATGGAGCTCCTGTTGAGTGTGACATGTTGTAATAACAATGACAGTTCCAACCATCTAATCTTCTTGAGGTTCCAGTATGATTACCCATACCAAAGTCTCCACCCCATGCGCCTGGATTTAAGCAACATCTCTCAAACTGTGAGAAACATGCGTTTTCCCAACCACCAGTTGCACAACCTCTAGTACCACCCAAGGCACAGAAGTTACTTAAGTTATGTCCATTAACGTATGATGAACATCCATGACATCCTGTACATTCTCTTGAACAGCATCTATAAACCCCAGCAGCACATACAGTATATGCACAACCGCCAGTTGTAGTAATAGTTTTTGAATTATACCATCCACCACCAGCACCATGCCAGTTTTGACACCTGTTGCATCCGCAATAGCCGTGTCCATTACCACCAGATCCCCAAATATCCCACGTAACCTTCTGCACACCTGTTGGTACAGACCAGTTGCAACAACAACCTGTACTACAAGAGTTGGGACTACCAAAGACCCATTTAACATTCCAGTTGGAGAACGCACCCGATGCCAGTGAAGTAGCTGGGATACTCCCATCTATTACCTGTGCATTGCTAATCTGTTTGTATGATGAATAACTTGCCATCGTTTCTCCTTCTTAGAAGTATGTAATTTTGACTAGACCACCGCCGCCAGTTCCACCCTGACCACAGTGACCACTTCCACAATATGAGTTCATAGCGCCTTGACCACCGTTTCCGTATGGTACAACCCAGCATCCACAACGAATCCAACAACCCCTTAATGCCTGACTGACGAAAGTACCAATCAGAGGAGCACTTGTAGGTGTCATACCTTGGTTATAACAGTGACACCACCCTCTATATGTATCATAAGTTGAGTTACTCCAACCATCAGAGTGGTTAGCCATAGCCATTTGACCACCCCATGCTGTGGGAGATACACAATCACAGAAAGTAGATGAACATTCAGTTGTCCATGATGGGTTGGCATTACCTCTCCATCCACCTAAAGCACAGAAGTTACTTAAACCCTGTCCATTAACGTAGGATGAACATCCCTGACAACCATAACACTCTCTTGATAGGCAAGGATAAACACCACCTGCACATACTGAATACTGACAACCAGATTGAGTAGTAGCTATCTGACTGTTGTATTTTCCACCACCTGCACCTTGGAAGTGATGACATCTGTTACAAGAACAAGATCCAGTTCCGTTACCACCTGAACCCCAAAGTTGGATCCAAAGTTTATTAACTCCAGTAGGTACTGTCCATTGACAGCAACAACCTGGCGAACATCTGCACCATGTTCCATGTACCCACTTAACACCCCATGTGCCAGTAGGAGATGTACTGAATTTAGCAGAACTTAAGATACCATCTTCAAAGGTATCTCCATTAATTTTTTTATATGAGGAATAATCAGCCATCGTTTCTCCTTACATCCAAGTAATACGTACAACGCCAGAACCGCCTTGACCGCCCTGACCACAACAACTGCTTCCACAGTATGATGTTATAGCTCCTTTTCCACCTGTTGCATATGGAGCAGTCCAGCATCCACAACGCATCCAGCAGCGAGTAACCTTATGTTCTTGACCCATTGCAAGGAATGGAGCACCAGCGTTACATTGGTTACCTATAGAACCACCACAATGACAATCCCAGTGACCAGACCACTGAGGTTTATGACCAGTCATAGTAAAGTCTCCACCCCAACTTGCTGGAGCAATACAGCACCACCAAGTAGAATGACAATGGTTAGACCAGTCGGTGTTAGCACAACCCCTTGCACCCCCTCTAGCACAGAAGTTACTTAAGTTATAACCATTAACATAGGATGAACACCCTTCGCAACCGTTACACTCTCTTGAACAACACCTATAAACTCCACCTGCACAAACCTGATACGAGCAACCACCTTGAGTTTGGATAGTTCTAGTATTATAAGCACCCCCTGTAGCAGGACTATAGTGATGACACCTGTTACAAGAACAAGCACCATGTCCATTACCACCAGCACCCCAGACTTCCCACGTTATACGTGAAGCACCACTTGGAGATTGCCAGTTACAACAACATCCAGAGGTACATGCGTTTGGAGATCCATAAATGTGTTTTACACAAAATGTAGGGCCAGAACCAGCCGCAAGCTTCTCCACACCTATGCTTCCGTCTGGAATCATATTTGCTGTTACCTTTTTATATGAGCGATAATTAGCCATTTACAATCCTAAAGGGGGAGGTTAAAAAATCATAATATAGGAGGAGACTCGCATTATACAGCGAATAGTCTCCATCCGTAGGTATCACCTGAGAAAGCGAGTTCAAATGCAGCACCTTCAGTTGAAACTGTTAGGTCTGATGTATCGCCTTGAATTGGTTTTCCGTTACGTCCGCATATCAATGAGTTTGAATCAAATGTCTTAGCAACGTCATAGAACCTGATTGTATCTCCGAGGTTAGGAGATGCAGGTAATGTAGCAGTGAATTGACCACCTGTTGTGTTACAGAAGTAGACGTTTGAAGCAAGTACGTTAGTGTTACTTGAAATTGAACTGAAGGTTAAATTACCAGGCTGTTTCCATGTAGTTCCATCATAGTACTCAAGAGAACCAAGAGTAGTATTGAATCTCATACAACCAGTGTTAAACTCATCATCAACGCCGCCAGGTCTTTGAGCGGTTGTACCTACTGGAGGTGTCATCGCCTTGGTTCCCATTGAACC